GTCGCACCTGCGGTTCATTGTCGAAGTCCCTATAAGGAACAACCCCTACTCGGATTTGTTAGGAGTGGCGCGTCCAGCGCCACTCCAGTGCGATTCCACGCACATCGGCTGTTCCGGCCCCCGATCCCATTGGATCGGTCCCCGGGTCGGAATACCGCGAGCGCCACCACTTCAACAGCCTATAGTTATCGAATCTCTTCGATTGTTCTAGGCCCCTCAGCGGTCGCATAGCGATACTTTCTACCTCATCGCGTTGGTAGAAGGACGAAGTGTCCTGCCTAGGACATTCCGGATCGTAACACCTCTTTCTCAGATGGGTGTTACGAGGATTATCGCACAAAATCGAAAAGGAGTCATCTGGATCCTCTGAAAAGAGGATCGGATTTCCCCCAGGTTTCTCCTTTACCCCAATAATAGGGTAACGGAGAGCGAATTGTATGAGACACTTACGTAAGTTAGTGTACCCATAAAAACCTGCCTTGTTGGCATGTTCGATAACACCAGCAAGGCTTTCAATCGACAAGCGATCGCCAATCCTCTTGACCTTGAAGTAGAAGGGAGTTACGGAAGCACCATCAAAATAGTGCTCACCGCAAGATTCCCTAAAACTAGATTGACCAACGAAAGATTTATCCTCGTTGACCACAAAACCAAGGGACTGAAGCGCTCGTATGACGATTGACGTCGTTGCAGTATCTACAATGATATCGTCGCCATAACAAACAAAAGGAAGAAGGGGACTCCGGTCATAAGGTCCGACGCCAAAGGTCCATGTATAAAGGGCCTCAACGTTACCCGCAAAATCCGGAATGATCTCCTCCCAACTGTAGCCATGTACCGCGCATATCCCGGCGTATATACAAACCGCCGAATATATGATCGACTGTACGGGGAAGCACAGTGCGCTGCCCATTGGAGCGAACTTCTTAATGGAAATAAAATCTCCATTAGGTGCTTCGACCATCCGCGTCCGTGTTCCGGCAAGGTACTTGAGTACCTTGGCGGGGAAGATCTTAGAAACAAGATCCCACAAAACACTATCCGATGCGGAAGACAAATCAATAGTATCCAAAAGTCGAGTCATAGACCCAACCCGTGAATAAAACTGGTTGACTCCCTGGTCCTTTAAGACTATATGCCTTTTAAGGATTCCTTCAGATATCATGCGTTCGACCCAGAGACGGACCCCTTGTTGGGCCCACTGGTAGACGATCGGTTCCATACAAATGGACCGTGACGTTTTCCAGTCCTTAGGGACGAACTTCAAGCGCGAATACGTAATACTTGGCTGCCTTCCTTCAGCAGATCCGGGAATGGTCTCTACCTCCGTCTCGTTCCTTAGAAAAATCGAGTTATCCCTAAAAAGGTAACTCAATCCAGGTGACAGTCCGAAGGATTGATTCTTCATCTCGGTCCCGGACACACCCCGCTCCGAAACCCGCCCCCCTCCATGAGATGGAAGGAAGTAGTCTGGATTAAAGTCCTTACAAATCATCTCAATGATGACCTTCAGGTTATCAACCCAGGCGGGAAGTATCAGGTTAGTTAGTCTATCCTCCACCTCGACCCAGCCGCGAAAGGCGGTCTCATCGAGGGAGCTGTCGTCGTAGAAAAGCTTTTTTCCAAAGGAAAGAAAGCTCAACAAAAACGTCAGCAAACAAGGATCCTTAGTTCTGAAGAAGAGAAGGTACTCCCGGAATACCGG